ACAAGTGATCCCCATATTCGTATTTCTTGGTATGTGCTCAGGCTACGCTGATACTTGGGATACGTCCCACAAGCTCTGTGAGAGTGAGATAGAGGCCAGGTATAGGATTATTGAGGTAGACGATGAATATGATGATTTTGAGCGAGAATGGTTTCTTAAGGAGGTTGGAAAAGTAGTATGGCCACCAAAAAAATAGACATAACCGGAAATCAGTATGGAAGACTGACCGTGCTGGGATTCTCACACAGCGAAAATAATAAGCGGCTCTGGGACTGCCTCTGTGACTGCGGAACGGAGAAAAAGATAATCGGAGCCTCTCTAAAGAATGGCAGGACGAGCAGCTGCGGGTGCATCAGAAGAGAAACAGTCGCCAGTCTAAATAAGGATAGGATGCGAAAACATGGGATGCACGGAACCAAAACATATTGCTCATGGCAGGCAATGAAGCAGAGGTGCGTTAACCCCGTCTATGAAAATCATCACGGAAGAGGGGTTGAGGTCTGCGAAGAATGGTCGGATTTTGAAGCCTTCTACAAGGATATGGGCGTAAGACCGGAAGGAACGACGATAGACAGGATTGATAATGACGGTAATTACGAGCCGGGAAACTGTAGATGGGCCTCATGGAAAGAGCAAGCTAACAACAGAAGAGTTAATTCGACCTTTAGGGAGTCGGAAGTTGTTAGCCCAGACGGGGTCTTATTTAAGATAAAGAAAGGAGGGGTGAAGGAGTTTTGCATTAAGCACAATTTAGACCCTCCCTGCATGGTAGATGTACTGAACGGTAAAAGAATGAAGCACAAAGGCTGGGAAGGGCGATATTTTCAATGGCAGGTTTCAAGTTAGTGTGGCCATAGACCTGAGATGTCTTATGTGGGGATTGAATAGGAGATAATTATGCAATACTTTAAAGACGGGAATAAAACTTGCTGTGTTGAGATTGGATTTCGTAATTTACAAGAAGATAACGCAGGATTTGGAGACACCAAAAAAGAAGCGTTTATAGATTTTTGTACAGGGCAAGGTGATGTATACAAATTCAAGCAACCGACTAGAAATTTGAATAGCAATGAAATGCGTTGGTATATGGAGCTTACTGGAACGGCTGCATAACACATAGACCTGTATTGAATGAGTCGGGGAAGTATTAGGAGGTTGAGATGGAAACAAATGTAATTGAATATTTAGAGACAAAAAGACACGTTTCAACAGTTGAGAGTGTGGATAGGTACGTGTTTCGTAAAGACAAAGGCTATCACGGATTGCAGCGATTACTGTTCTGGGTTTTAGCAAAGATTGGTTGTTACGCACAGGATGAACGCATCGCATATACACAGCACCGGTTAGATACAGACGATTTAATGGAGGCTATATATAAGCAAGACATTGGTGTTCTCGAATTTTATAACCAGCGCGGGAAAAGCCTACTCATAGGTAGTAAAGACTATCAGGAGCTAACTGGAAACCCAGCCATACGTCAAATGATGCAGTTCACGGGAAAGTATAGAGGCGGTTATGGCGAGGTGCTTGGAATGAATATCATCGTGATTCCGTGGATGAAAGGGATGCTGGTAGTCCCTAAGAATGTAGCATAACACCCACATACCCTGTGATGGAGGAGAGCTAATGAGCCTTTTTAAGATGCTTGGTTATCCCACACTGGCAGATACAGGGCTTGGTCCCCACAAGGGGCTGGTCCGGTGTTAAGTTATTAGTTTCATTGGCTATTTCACTGGTACCACCCGTATTTACATACAAGCTGGTCCCATACCCTAAACCGCCACCACCAAAAAAGAATACCAGCACGATAGCTATGATCTTCTTATTATCAGAGGCCAGCTTTAACCACTTGTAGGCTGCGTCTTTCACTTGATTCTCAGGGTAGCTCCAGCCGCATAACCGCCGCCAGAGGTCGCTGAGGCGTTAAATAGAACTTGCCCAACCCTTTTACCCAGTCCGATAGAAAGCGCCTGTGCGCCGTTGTGAGAGCCTACGCCACCTGATAGCTGTAGAGCTTGAGTCGACCAGTCAAAGTTCAATTGCGCTGCTGATAGAGCCATAGCTGAGTTGCTAGATTTCTCCACTTTCGTTGTATTGTTCACCACGTATTCATGGTGGGAGCCAGAGGCAAATACCTTAGATGATCCAAAAACCATCAATAGAATAAATATTACAATTAGCACGATAGATTCAAGATGTGGGTATTTCATTGGTTTCAAGCCCTCCCCTTATAAGAATTAACCGAATTAACCCCGAAAGAAGCGGTAACGATAGCGCCCCATGAGCCGGTTATGGGTAAAAACAGCTCAGTCATTCTTCCAGCAGCGACATCTGCGTTCAGCAAGCAATTAATGACTCCGTTGGTTGTGGTGCATATATCTCCACCTACTCCCCAGACAGACATAAAAATCAATATGACAGTAGTAACCAAGTAGAAGCCATAGGCTCTACAGGCAAACCTTGATAAATCTCTCCGCATTTTGCCATTAGGATCGAGCGTCTTGACCATTATAGCTTTTGCTTCTGCTGTTTCTTTAGCAGTATCGATCCATTCGCTTGCGATGTTCTCAACGGACTTAACAAGTCCACCACCTAATAAAGATGTAATCCAGCCCATTATTTATCCCCTCTTATCCTTCCCGTTATAGTCTTTATCTGATCGGCGCTGTTTGTTTCTCATATCAATGATTCTGTAAACACCCCAAATTAAAGAAGTCACCAAGACAAGGAACGTCATCACCCCGTTAATCAAGCCCATGTAGCTAGATAATGCAGTTAGAACCCCTCCCGGTATTACCGCTGCATCGACTACATGTTTTAAAGTTTCTTGGTGCTGGTTAATACGTTCCATTATGCCACCTTGTTATGGTTTAAAAACCTTTATATCACCAGACCTGAACCCTGTTTCAATGTGGAGCCATGTCTTTGTAATAGCGGCATCCTCCATTCTTACGATGTGAGGGTAGTCGTCTGGGTTATCTAAAATATATGTCTGTACCTCTAAAGGTGTAATGCCTTTAAACTTACAATCAGTTGTGTTCCCGTATCTGTGAGAGGAAAAAGCAGCCCCTTTCTTATAAGTATAGGGTCTGGTTCCAGAGTATTTGAAATTACCGCCCCACTCATAATCGTTGACCGTGATACTTCCTGTGTATTCTCTCAGCTTTTCCAAAACAACAGGTAAAAATGGAAGTATTACATTCCTAGCCCTCTCGCCTAAAGCCTCTACAGTTTCAGGGTCTACCAGTTCTTTTACGCTAAAATTAGTTGATATTTGCATAATTACCTTTACCGGGGATAGAGCCGTATCTTGTAAGGGTTAGGTTCATGCCGTGTTATCCGAGATCACGCATAGAGATTTAGCAAGAGTGGCATCATAAATACAATCCATGTGGTCGTTAGTGGCAGGAGTCCAGTTCACCCCTACATTCCCCAAGAATGCCCCGGCACCGCCAAAAAGAACCGTTGTATTACTATCACCAAATATTACTTTATATTCTTGTCCATCCATCGCCTCAGCTACAGAAGTAAGAGAAGTGGCCACAGTATTTGCTGTTTTATACACCTTGCCAGTATTACCGTTTCCTTGGTCTGGCATTATCGATGGTGAAGTGGCTTCATCTGCAAAGGTTAGGACTGTTGTGACAGCACTTACAATATTCGCATTTGTAACCGTATCGATTGTGTAGATCGGTTTTACTCCAGCCGATGGATTCTTATTCTTAATGAAATGACAAGCTCCACCAATACTCTCTAATCTGATATGAGATGTACCTGGTACTCCGTTAAACTCATTATTCTCAACAACCATGTGCGCTGCTCCACCAGTTATCCTTAATTGGTAGGTCGGAGTTCCAGCGCCAGTAAAATTATTATCCGTTATTGTCCAGTTTATAGGCGCAGATTCCGCACCTCCCGCATAGTTTAAATTACCTATATAAACGGATTGCGTAAGACTTGACCCTACCTCTATTGAGTTATTTCTAAATATATTAGAATAACTACCATTGGTGGCGTAAAGAGCCTCACCTCCAGCGTTGAAGTTATTGCCTGATATTACATTTCCATAGCAAGCACTTGCGCCAACATAGATATGAACTTTTACATTTCCGTTGAACTGATTGTTTCTGATTTCATTGACATTAAAATTAGCACCAGAATCATCAAGATTAATACCATATCCAGTCGCTAATTCTATTAGGCTATTTGTTACCTTATTAAGAAAGCAGTCAGTTATAAACGTTATGCCATTAACCCCGTAAACAGAATCAATCCTGTCTATATGTAAGTAAGAAACTCCATCCAACTTAATATTATCACCTGTTGTATTGCCTAATATTTTACAATCCTTTAATGATGATCTGTATGCAGTTTGTGATGTCTCAATTCCTTCAAAAATATTATGAGTACCTGCTTGACCGTCAAAGATGGTTGCATTCTGCCCGTCACCTATTATAGAGATCGAAGCCTCAAGTATTATTGCTGCTGTCGTGTAATATGTCCCAGCAGGAAACACAACACTCCCTTTAGCAGTAGCACTGACGGAAGTAATAGCATTGTTTATGTATGTTGCTAAATTTGTCGTATTAGTCCCCGCCCTTATCCCATCGTGTAAGCTTAAAAGGATATACCTTAAAGCATTGTTGTGAGCAAAAGCGTGGTTTTCAATATTCGTCTCAGTTGAGAAGGGGGGGATACTGACAAGATGAAAGCCTGACGTGCCATCGTCTGTGTCGGTAGAAACTAAATCCGATCTTAAAGTTGAATCAATATCGCTTGCTATAAAAGCAACACTTGTCGTTCCTGGAGTAATTGGGTTAGCTGTCGTAACTCTCCAGTGTCCTGTCGTAGCATCCCCATCCGTAACGTAAACGCTCGTGCCTTCTACAGCATCTCTCACCCCATCCCAATCTGGTTCTCGTTGCCAGTCACTTGTATTTACCGCATAAATACCGTTTTCACTACCGGCGGTCTGGTTTTTTACTAAAGCCCTGTCTCCAGAGACTAACGCCACCCCATCAAGCGTCTGTTCGCCCGAAAGGGTTATGTTTGCTGTGGTCGCTGATTTACAGGGAGCCTTAATTGCTAAGGAGCCGTTTACACCGTGTCGTCTATCTGTTGAATTACTTGTCATTAGTGTGTCACCGGAGTTATTTTAGCTGATTGGATTCTACCGTCTTGCCCTCTAATCGGGACAACATTGAAATCAGGAATAGCCATTGGCTGAGATTGAACAATCTTAGTTTTTACCTGTTTTGGTTTTGCAGAAAGTTTCCCTTCAAGACTAGCTATTTGAATCTCTAATTTCTGTACCTTTAATTTCTCTTGAGTAAGCTCGCTCTTAATAACCTGAGTGCCGTCAATTAACTGCTGCTTACCAGAGGCAATGGATTTTGTACCCTGAGAAACATCAGTCTTAAGCTTTGCTATTTGACCGTTTAAGTTTCCAGCCAATTCTTCAGAAGCCTTCAATCTCAGTTGAGCTGCATCTCTCTCAGCCTTAACCCTTTCAGTCTCAGCTCTTGCGCCCTCAATTTCTGCCATAACCTCTTTACGAGCTTCCTCTTTTGCCCTGAGCTTAATATCAGACATTAAAGTTTCTCATTGTATTACCTTAGTTATTTCAATAATTTATTCAACCGCTAGTGCGTCAGGAAGCCGTCTGATTTTCCACTGGAGGAGGGCAGCAAATTACCCGACGACTCCCATCTGCTTGGTTAATCCCTTGGTGCGCCAGTTAATATCACCATTGGATTGTCTGTTTCCCCGTTCATTAAAGCCATATATCCGTCAAGCGTCCTATTGGCTTGGAATCCGGGGCCGGGAGCCAAATAACCAACCCCCTTAATAAGGTTGCTTACATCTCCTTCTGTGAAATCTCCAGTAGCCACATCAATAGTGGCTTTTGGTAATTTCGCCACCGTTTCCATTGCCGCCTCGACAGGAGAAAGCCTTACGCTGAAGGCTTGAGTCTCTGGATCGAACTGTTTCAACATAGTGGGGAATATGTCCCTAAATACTGGAAACAGTTGTCCTGCAAACAACAGTGAAGACCTTGCAGCACAAGTGGGTAGATTTTCAAAAATCTCATCCAGGCTATCGCCGCACTGTCCTCTAGCAATCGCTTCCAAGGTGGCTGGAATAGTAATCACCCCCAAAGTCGTTAGCGTCATCCGTTGAGCTGCCTTTATTCGACGGCCTTCAGACCATTCTTTTGAGCTAATTCTTTGGCTTACTACCATCTGCCCCAATTGAGCAGAGAAAAAATTGTAATACATAGTAATAATTCGCTTGAACTCCCCAGCAGCCCCCGCGCCACCAGAAATTTTAGCAAGATCAACAGTTCTTCCGCTGCCCTGAGTCTGCCGAATAACTCTTCCCGCAAATTGTCTGGCTGCTTTAGAGTCGTTATTGTATATGCCCATGCCTTTTTCAAAGGCGGCAACATAAGCAGGCACAGTCACAGCCCTATCCATCATTCCCAGCCCTATAAGCCAAGTAGACATGCTTGGGCCAATATTTCCTTTACCTAAAAATCTATTAGCTTCTGTACTTAAATCTCTGTCATAACCTCTTATCCTTTCCCTCATGTATTCATCTTCCATAACCCAATCGTATAATTTCCTTCCTTTCAAGCTTGTTAGCTTGCTCATGGCCTTTAAGAATCTGCCCGCACCAACTTGTCTAATCGCAGGAGAAACGCCAAGAACATTGATAGCTACCGTGTTAAAACTTGCTCCCATCATATTTATGAGAGTATTTCTTCTCGCGTACCATAAAGTCCTTTCCGTGAACCCTTGAGGAACAATTGGCTTTACAGCAACCTCCCTTACTCGCTGAAGTAAAGCGTTATAAACATCTGGACCCGATATGTTCTTTATTGCGTTACCAATCCGTTTGCTTTTCATTAAACGATAAGTGTCGGTAACTGCTTCTCTATGAGTAACGTCATGGATTGTTTCATTTATTTTATACGTCATACCAGTAAGTGACAGGTTTAGTGGCTTTTTAACCCTATCAAGCCTTTGCTTGCTGGCGCTCGGTCTTGTGGCGGCACTTGTAGCTGTTCCGCCCCGCAAATCTCTGATAGCATCGTCTGTATTATAATCGTATGCCCTTACATCAAGATCACCATCATAAACAAGAGGAACATAACCACCAGTCAATATCCCTTTGGAAGTTTCATATGATAGAGCCTCTACTTTTTTTGCCGGAAGCCCCTTAGTTCTTTCATCAACACCCTTTAATCTTGGCCATATAATAGTGTCAGACATCGCCCAAAATGCATTAACAAAATCAATGTCCCGCTTTTCTAGTGTTTCTAATATTTTCCGTATCATAGGTTCCGAGTATTCGTTCCCATCAATCAGTCTTTGGCGACCTTCTGGATTTCCATAGTTCAAAGCGATAGCGATCCGCTTTTCTCTGGTAAAGTATTCATCCCCAAGCTTTATTTTTGACGAAGAAAAGGCCAATCGCTCCTTAACTGAGTATGCTTTTGTGAACGGACTCAAAAAATCTGAAATCTCCTTCATTAAAGTTGACTGATCATCAGCGGCCTCGCTTAAACGGCCAAAAAGAGAATCAAATATCTGCTCCCCTTTACCGAGGGTCATCGATTCAAGAAGATTCTCCAAATTAAGGAATTCGGCATCAAACTTGCTTTTGAATTTACCGCTAAATTCTTTAATTGCTGGCCTAGTGTCTTTCTTGTAAGGAATAGGCTGGTCTTCTTCATCAAAGACTTTAGGGTGAACCTCACGCAGCTCCCCGAGAATCGCCTGCTTCTCTTCTTCAAACATCATATTCCGGCGCTCTATGTACATATTCTGCTCACGCCTAGCAAGATGCTCCAACTGTTTTAGTGTATCCCTCAAGCCCCGTACTTCTTCTAATGTCATTTCCTTATAGTGCTTCTTGAAACGCTCATCAGCCATTTTCGGGTCAATATCAACATTTACAGCGTCTAATCTGTCTGCCTCGCTTTCCATAAACTTAGCAAGAGAATCAATCTCTTTTAAGGTCACGCTCTTTCGTAGGTCAAATCGAGCCAACAAAGCGTCTATCTGCTCAAGATATTCACCCCTCAGATTCTTTCTCGTACCCTCACGGTCAAATTTCTTGAGATAGCGAACCATCTTCTCTGTCTCAGTTTGGGCATTATTAGCCGCACGGAAGAAGTGATTGTTCAAAACTTGAGCGCGTTTATGTTCAGCAGCCGAATCCCTATCACCTTGGATAATGGATTTCTCTGCATTCTTAGCAGCACGAGTTTCAGCAGCCGCATACTGGAAGGGGCGGATTTCTCTGATCTTCTTTCGGGATATAGCCTCTTCAGCGTATTGTTTAGCCGCTCTGGATAATACGTTTCCAGTAGCAGCTCTCTTGGTTAGGCTTGAAAGCTCTGTATGTAAGAATCGAGTATGTGCCTCGTTATGGATGGCTTCCTCAGCAGCCCTCTCAATCACTACAGGGTCGGTTAGGTCTCCGTAGGTCTCCAGCATCCTTTCGTCTGTCAGGCGGTCTATATGAGTCTTCTGTGGCTCTGCTTGGCTAAGTCTCTGGATTAATTCATCGCCAGACGTAAATCCGAACATTTCAGCAACAATATCAGGATGTAAACCGTCTTTTCCGAGCATTCCCGTTTTGCCCGTACCGAGATTTCTCCAATCAACCTCAGCTTCCATGCCTCTAATTTTGTCAAAGTCTGCATTAACTGAGTATTGGGTATCCCCACGCAGGTCTTTATCTAACTTATTTAGCAAGTCGTTAGCCGTATAAGGTTCAGGCAGGTATCCAAGCTGAGATAACTGTTCAGCCATTCCGTCAAAACTCAATCCGCCTCGTTTAAATACACGTTTCCCGAATACAGGCTGTGCAGTAAAGTCAGCAGGGTCAATTCCTTGGGCCTCAGACTCTTCTCGACTAAGACCTCCGAGTTTTGCAATAGCCACTTGAAGACCGTCAATCTCTGAATCAACCACTTTAGGATCAGATTTAGCTCCCTCGTAAGTTTCTTCAACTGTTTTCAGGTCAATCTTATGAATCTCAGCTTTAACATCGCTATCCAGTAATTCACCTTTCTTGGCAAAGTTCATCGCTTGGTAAGTTGTTTCCCGTGAAACCTCTTCAGCGACTTCAGCCCTCATAGCCTTACGTTTAGCCTTAGCCTCCTTCTGAAGCTCTCTCAGGGCTTTTCCTTTGGCTTTGGATAACCACTTCATATCCCTGAGAGAACGTGTCTGTAGCTGGCTCTCGCTCATTACGCGCCGTCTTTCGTCCATATTCTGATAGTCAATCCACTGCTTCTCGGTCATTCCGGCTTCTTCAGCACTCTCAAACAGAGGTTCGTAAGCGCGGGCAACTTCCTTTTCTCTAATCTGTTCTTTAGTAGCAAGCATTCTGTCAAATACCTGAGTAACTTCAGGGGTTAAAGTGACGTTTAATTTAGCGAGATTCTGATAGACGTTCAGCAGCCAATCCCTGAATCGGGAGAATAGAGACTGCATTTCAATGTTGGGCGATTTGCCCTCGAATAAATAGGCTTCAAAGGCGCGGGCTACCTTTTCATGACCGTCTCGACGCTGCTCAAGAGTCATTCCATTCCACACTTCCAGATTCTCGACTTCAACAAAGTCAAGAAGTGTCTGCATGTCCTGAGCTATTTCAGGATTCTCAGCCGCTAATGTCTTGTAGGACTCAAAGAAAAAATGGCCGCTTTCATGGAGGAATGTACTTAAATCAGCATTCTCTAATAAAGTAATCAATGCGCCATCATCGAACTGGATTTGGCCTCTGGCTTCTTGGCGGTAAATACTTGGATCGGTTGGATCGAATGCGCCCACATTTTCTACCGATTTAATATTTGTTTTCCCAGAATCAAAAACATGAACATGCGCTGTTCCTTGCTCAATATCCATAGTCTTAAAGCGAGATTCAGCATTTTTTAAAATAATAGCGTCATATCCAAGCTCTTCGATTATCTCCCCTATAAGATGGAACCCGATTAATTCCCCTTTCTCTCCTTCTGCGTACATCATGCTTTCTGACTCGCGCATTAAGGCTTCAATAGAATCGCTAGTTGCCTCTGATCCCAATTCATATACCTGACCAGCAAGCTCCGCCGCATCAACATCATTACGGGTTGCAACAACTTGAATCGCTTCAGCTAAAGGATGTTCCTGATCTGCCTCAATATCCCATCTAGCCTCATCAATTTCATCCTCATAGGTATCTATATCGACCTCAACTTCTTTTACTGTTAAGTCGTTATTATCTGCCACCTGCTCAATGGCAAGTTTCTGTGTTTCTTCATTATCAACAAATTCGAGCCACTGCGTTTCACCACCAACAATGAATGGATTTTCCATTTTCACAAAAAGCTCTAGCGTTTGCTCACCCCCGCCAGACAATTCTCGTCGCGCTAATACTTTGCCTACTTCATAAGCTGCGTCTGAATCATCCATATCGGCAACTTGCGCACTTACAATTCTTAACTCGCTAGTGCTTCTATACAAAGAATCAAGAACTTCTTTTCGCCCTTTTTCATCAAACTGATCTTCTAATTTCTGCTGTAATTGTTCAGATCGTTGCTCTATACGAGAAGTTAAATCTGGCCCCTCGCCCGCATAATTGTCTGAAGCGTCTTGCTCACTTGAGGTAAAGTAATTAACAGCACCAAATTGGCCTTCAAAGTTCCCGCGAGTTGCGTCAAAAGCATCAAATTCATGGGTAGTTCCATGGTAAACCTTAACCACAAACGGGCCTTCTCCGGTAAAATCAAAATCATTAATCCCCCATCCTTCTATGACTTGTACATCTGCGCCGCCCGCCCAATTCTTAAATTGCTCTGATTCTTCGTCTACTACAGGAGTTTGATACAAAGCAGCAACAGGCTCTCTGTACATAGATTCACTAATAGTAAAATCTTTCTTTCTGCCTTTATTCTCAACAAAGCCAAAACGCTTATAGAATTTAACGAGCCTAGCTCTTGATGTGGTGCCTTGAAAGTCATCTTTTACTGCTGGAGTAAGGGTTACTCGCAGACCTTTGCTGTCCGCAAAATCAATAATTGCTTGCATGGCTTTTGTGCCTACACCCTCTTTTCGCTCTCCTTTTGGGACAATGATAGTATCGAGCTTTAAGTCGCCATTGGACTCAAACAAGTTGAGACTTTTAAGTCCTAACGACTTTTCCAAATTATCAGAAAAAGTCTGAACATCCCCCGCCTTTAGTGCGGCCTGCTCATAAGCCTCACCCGCTAAAACCTTTTCTAATCTAACTCTATTCTCAGCTTGGTCGGCACGATGAGCCTCATGTAACTTAGCCATGTAAGCGTCTACTTCTTCAGGCGGGATAACCATTGTTACGCTGGAATCTTCTTGCATTTTAGTAAATGATTCTTTAAGAGTTGCCCCAGGCTTAGTAGCTGGTCTGAACCCATTCGCATAAAATAATGCAACGGATGATTCGCTTGAAGCGGCTGCGGATATTTCAGCAGGGTCATATAACCTCAATACATCGGAAAGTATTTTACGGCCTACACCTTTGCCACGTTCAGATTCTTCTACTACAAAGTCTGTAATAGAATTTTTACGAGGCGCAAATTCTGCATCTTCCATGACTGTGATATGTGCAGCATCCGTTGAATATTGCTTCCCTAGTGATGTGTCAGTAACATTCAAACCCAATTCTTCAGGGGTGCGTTGCTCTAACACCATATCTCCGATAACTGGGGCACCACGAACCTCAAGCCCGAATTGCTCATAGACCTCTTCAGGTGTTTTGCCAATACGATCTGCTACGGTTACGGCAAAGGCTTTGTGAAGTTGAGAGTATTTCTCAGCCGCTTCCTCAGTAAATCTACCCGTCTTAACAATCTGCTCTTTAATCTTGGTCGCTACCGTCTCAGCCGAAGTGCGAAATTCACTTTCCACTTCTTGCTCTTCCAAGATACGTTCAGCCTCAGCTTCAAACTGTTCATTGCCTTGTTCTACCCATTCGTTAGCCTCCTTAGCATTCATTCCGTCCATATCGTTTCTAACCACTTCGGTCAGTTGGTCATGGTATTCCGACAGATAAGTTAAGTAGTCTGATTTCTGGATAACGACATCACCCTGAACCGCAAGGGCTTCGGTGATAGTTTCCTGTAACTCTGGAGGAAGAGTCTCTAAAATCTCTGGATTGGACTGAAAGAATACCTCAGCATCTTCAGGGGACAAGAAAACTTCCTCTTCAGCGCCCACAACCTCGTCGAGAAATTTCTTCATCTCTTCAGGGGAGCGAGACTTTAATTTAGTCTCGTTAACAGTTTCAATCTGACCATCTAAAGCCTCTTGCTTATTTAAAGCATCTTCGGACTTGTTCACATCACTACCGTAACGACTTAACGCGCCAGCACCACCAACTATCCCACTCTGAACTATCGTGGCTATAAGCGTCTCATAGGCCGCTTCAGGACGTTCCTTAAAATAATCGCCCCAAGTCTTATCAGGGTTTGCTATTGCTGTGTCTATGGCGCTTTGGACAATCTCTGCAACTTGTTCGCTTGGTAATTCTATTGCTAAAAGCCCTGCAAGGAACTCCCCCGCGCCTACCTTGCCAAACTTACTCACAAGAAAGCCCATAGGCATTAATTCAGTAGCGACTTCAACAGCACCTTCACCAACACTTCCCAAAAGAGCCATCTCAGGAGCCGCCCCACGCGCCCTGTATTTAGGATAAGCTTCGGCCTCCACACCCACGCCCATTGCCATTAATGCAGGAACAGGGCTTTTAGCAATAACCGAAGCAATCAAAGCAGGGGCTTGACGGGTCAGACTTGTCAGCCCTCCGTAAACGCCACGCATAGTCGAGGTTTCAAACTCAGGGTCAAATCTTTGTGTTTTAGTCTCAGCCGCCGCAAACTTCTGTTCAGCGGATTTTCTCATTCTCTCAGACCCAATAAGATCAGCCCACTGCATTCGTATACCTTGGCGAATCTTTTCAAATCCTTCCACCGCGCCGACATGAAGACCTTTCATGGTTGAGATATATCCAGGCTCAGGCCCGCGAATACGAGAGAATGAATTCTCTACTTTCGACAAAGCGTCCACATCATCATGTGCAACGGAAGCAAAGTTAGGGTTTTGGAATGATTTCTTTAAATACTCGGTACTCTGTAGCTTCTCGTATATTTCACGGTCTGAGACTATCTTGTTTATCTCAGGATTTCTTTCGGCCAAGTCTACAGGCACGTTTAACTTCTTAGCAGACCTTTGAATTTGAGCGTGAGCATCTGGATTCTGGTTAGAGCCAAAATCTATAGAAGTCTGGAGCATCCTACCGCTCCCGGTTAGCTCCTTGTAAATTTCCTCATCTGTTCTCATTTCTGCTGAAGGCTCTTGTACTCAGCTAGGATATTGTTCTCTGTAACCTCTGTTCCGTCCCTAGATAATCTCAAGGCAAGCTCATCAACCATGTATGAAGGAACGCCCTCGACCTCAATGATTCCAGCGGCTATTTCAGTATTCCACCAGTAATCACGCTCCCTGATTACATCAATAGAAAGCCTTTCGGTGATCTCCTGAATTTCTTTGACGGAAGGCTCTTTCCCTGTAGAGGCTTGCAAGGACTCGATTTCCTGATCAACACGCTTATAGAAAGCCCTGACCTTATCGCCAGCACTTCCATCTTTCGTAGCTTCTTTAGGCTCTAAACCTATGCCAGCAGCAGCCCTGCTCATAACCTGAGTTTTCGTTGCTGATATAATCAATTTCTTCTCGTCTGTCTGGAGATTAATAATCTGCTTACGGTCACTTTCAGAAAGATTGTAAGCAAGCGGATTCATCTCTTGAAAGGCTTTAGGATCATCTCTTGCCATTAATTTAAGTTTGTAGTAATCCGCTCCACCATTAGGAACATCTTCACCTTTAGCATCAAGTTTTGCTCTATTCTGCAAAGAAGCTCTTTCCTTACCGTCCATCCCATCTAATACGGAAGCTGGAATCAGGTCATATGCGTCTTCAGAAGAAACACCGTTATCAATTGAATCAGAATAGGTACTCCACGCACTCTCACCAAAAGCCTTTTGTTCACGGTCTTTGATCTGATTAGCCTCTGAATATCTCGCAGTAACACGCGCTAAGGCCGCATCTCTGACCTCTGAGGGTAATTTCCTTGCCTTGGCCCTTGCTTCAGTCTCACTCAGACCTTCATTCACATAGCCATCCACCTCTTCCTGAGATTGTTCTTTAATTCCACCGGCTTTTAGCAGACGTTTAATATCATCCTGTCTATCACCTAGAATATTCTTTTGGTTCTTCTCGAAGTACGATTTAGCCAGTTGATAATTACCATCATCATTGGCTTGTATAATTACGCCTTCGTGGAGGTTCGATACATTAGACTTGATTAAAATCTTCCGAGCATCACCCTTCAGTCCAAGACGATCAGCCTCAGCCTCACTCAGCTTTTGAGTCCTTAACAAAGACCCTTTAACCACAGCAGGATTGTCATAATCAGATGAAGCGATGTCTAATTCAGCCGCCACACCACCATCAAAGGTCTGTTTCTGGAAAGCACTCTGCTCTTTAGTTGTGTGGTTTATCAGGTTTTCCGAGTAACCCAGTCTACGGACAGAAGATCGGCGATCAAACGCTTCTCTCTGGTCGTCATTTCTCAGCGTTTCTGATATGTTTTTTGAAGCCTCGTCAAACCGAGCCGTATAATCGTTGTAAAAGTCTTCCCCAACATCACCAGACTTAACGCGAGTGAATCCGTCATCACCTTTACTGAGGCGAATCATATCCTGCTGGAGTCGTGTATCAGCGTCTTCTACTCGATACTTGTCATCTTCAATCTTCTTCTTGGCTAAAACCCCACCAAGCCCAGAAATCGTATCTCCAATCTTTGCAGGCGCGGGCGCTTCATAGGCAGGCGTTATCCCACCAAATCCGGGTGTAACTCGTTGTCCTGATGTATCCGGTAATTTAGGCATTAGCGTACATCTTCCCTGCACCACTTAAAACGGTGGCATAAGATTTAGTTTTACTCACAGCTTGCGTTTCCTGACCAAATTTCTCAGCCAATGAGCCTTCGTATTTCAATTTCTCCGCTTTGGACTCCGCTTCGTACATCGCCACATTCGCCTCATAAACGCCTTCGCCATGAATATCAGCAATCAGGTTATCAATGTCCTGAGCCGCTCCACCTGCGGAAGCTACAGCTAAAGCGCGAGACGCCATCAAATCTGATTGCCTTCCCGCTTCTAGTGCTTTTCTCTGCCCCACAGCCACTTCCTGAGTAGCTGAGACCTCAGCGCTTAGAACCGTTCCCACGGCCATAAAGATTAGACTCGCCATATATCACCTCGATAATGTTCAAAGCCTGCATGAATTAACAATTTCTCGCTTCCTTCTATTTCTGGATCAGCCTGAGCGTAAACCGGGATGTTGGGCAAAATATCCAGATATTTACGGTAGACTTTCACAACCATTCGCTTAAAAGACTTATGCTCTCTCAATTCGTCCGATATATCCGTAAAGACAATCGCCTTCCCATTGTCCAATGTTAAGCCAGCAACGCCCACAGGTTTATCCCCATCCATAACGATTAAAGACTTAAAGGTTTCTTTTGGAGGCTCACCATAGAACTTGGTTAGAAGCTCCTTTGTTCCGTTAACAACAATCATTCAAATACCGCCGCCAATACTGTGCAGGGTCTCGGAGATGCTGCCTGCAAGCAAAGCCTTGCGTCTGAATCCCATTCCCCCGGAAAGGAGAAAGACTCTTCATCGAATGTCGAGTGTACCGTATCATCAGGAGTAATAACCCCGTTTTTTTCTAAAGGCAAATCGTCCATGTTAGTAAAATCAGGCCCGTATTTTAACCCTTGGTAATGCGAGTTATATAAAATAACACCCAAGCGGGTAACTTTCTTCTTGTTGGTTAATTCCATTTCCCTATAAGACAATTTAGAAGACTTCCATTGAGCCGTGTATCCAAGACCTATGCAAGCGTCTGTCACCGCCTCAGACAGCGTTATAGCCCCACTAGAGACTGTGTATGTACCTAAATCTTTCCCCCCGCCCCAAACTGCTACCGTCTCGCCTTCAAGATGAGTCAATCCAGTCATCGCTGTCGTAGAAGCCCCCGAATAAACAATGTGTGAATCTAGCTGTCTCGAAGTCGTTCCGCCCTGACATTGAGACTCTAAAGCCCATTTTTCCAAATACCTGACTACCGAGCCATCTATGGTTCTTTTCACAACGTAGTAAACAGCGTCTTCACCATCACCATTTCCGCCAGGAAGAATAACAACGTCTTCAACAAACCCACCCGAATGTTTAACCCAGCAGGATATATTCTCAGTTTTATCGTGAAGCATTATAAATACCGTACCATCTGTGCGTACACAGTGAATTCGAGTATCTGGCTGTCTTTGAACAGCAATATGGATAATCGGAGAGCTGCCCGCTTCTGGGTAAAAATTAGTCAAATCATTGGATTGATATTCATAGCTTTCACCAAACCCGGCTTCGTAAAGTCTTGATCCGCCCCTTTGGACGTAAATAGCCAAAGCATCTAATTTAGCCGCCCCCACTGCATCAGACCCTTGAGTAGAAAAGGACTTCATGTGCGCGTTACTTGGAGTAAGTGGCTCGTCCTCAGAAGAGGATCGACAAGCAAATTCAGCACCCTCAGCCCCCACAAGAAGTCTACGAGTTGCTACCATCCAGTTAATCGTATCCACCGGCCCAGAGCCTATTGTTCTTGTGATTGGCCCTGAGTCTCCCACAGTAAGATCGTCAAAAGTCGTAAAAGCATCGGACACAGAAAGCCATAATTTATCCTTACCTGCCCATCCTAAACGACCCTCAGCTAAAGCTACCGAAGAAGGAAATCCACGACGAGAAGACCATTCACCCTCATACCAGTCATCTGTAGCGTCTGTATTGCCTAAATCAGTAATAACCTCGGCACTCACTGAAGTAGCGGACGAATAAGCCGTTATCCTTGTCACGCCCTCAATTGATCCTATGGCGTAGTCCATCGTACAAACCACAGTGTCCGTTCCGTAGTCTCCAGTCTTAATACCTAATTGATACCATGCAATCTGATTATCTAGGCCGTCATCAATTGACACGGTTGTATCTGCGGTATAAGTAGTGACATCTTCCCACGGCCCCGTACTCGCCGTTAACGATCTCTGCAAGGTTATGGTTGAGTCAGCCCTACCTGATATGGTTAGCGTAAAGACTCGTGAACTGGTTACTCCAGTCACCCGGATAGTATTCGTGAACGTGTTCTGAGCAGTCAGAGAGGATGAAACCGTCTGTCCTGTTGAAGTTAAACGATAAAGACCGCCGACATCCGTGCTTTTAAATAGCGGATTTGAAGCGGCTAAGGTCACATTTCCACTAATCGCACTTGGCGTGATAGTGGTAGGGCTGATGTTTATTCCTCTAAATGGCCCGTCATTAGTCTTGTATTTAACAACCGACCATGAATTTGTCGCTCTACGCTCAATCTTATATTGTTGATAACCTCTTGCAGCACAGAAGATAATATCTCCAGACTGGTCGTATCTGATTTTAAAAAGATCAGCAGAATCCCATGGAGCGGTTACTTCCATTGTGCCGCTTGAGGCTATATCACACGAGTCTACGAGAACCTGTCGCTTAACGCGGGATGAAAACTCAATAAAGAAGTTACCCGTAGGCGTTAAAGCTAATGAATGACTGCCCGTATCCAAGGTCGTTTCAGAGATATAATCGTCATCACCCGTTGTTGATCCTACCCTTAAAGTGACTGGGCCTCTTTCAATGACAATATCCAGAGCATGTTCAATGCTTTGATCACCAACGGCTACTGTAACTTCCTGTTCTCTTATCGCTGCTGCTGTCCCATTACCAGTAAGACCTAAATAGTCTCCTGTAACCCATACAGAAACACCGCCAGATTCATCATTATCAACCCAGCTTGCATGGAGACTTGATGTAAAGTTCGGGCCGTCTATCGTTGTAGATACTGACGTTCTGGAGATCAAAGTATCATCAACCCAAACCCTCAAAGTTGAGTCTGTGATCTCACACAAAGCCAGATCGTCAGTGGAAAATACAAAAGGGATGAACTCAACTGCTAGATTATTGCGAGTAGTGCCGAGATACTTTTTCCCAGGCCGCAACATCATAGAACCCAAGTTTCTAGGCATCCAGTTGTCATAGGTCTCAGCCGATAAAGCAGTACGGTCTATATCCGTTCTCGCTAAAGCAAGGGGCGATATAAGACCTCTATTAAAAGCTCTTAATGCTTTCATCAGCCGATCAACTGATTGCGGGAGCCACGGTCTCTATGTCCTCCTAAGCGAGAGCGGGATTGTACGAAGTTGCCCGGTGCTGGGAATTGTGTGGGGCCAGCCATCGCATCTTTATTCTTGGCTATCTTGAGTTTCTTTTCTTCCCACTTAATAACAGAATTGCGCTTTTTCTCATCAGAGGTAAGCTTGAATATAACCTTTGAGGCAAAGTGCGCCGCCACAAAGTCTGCATAAGTAGCAGGATATAGAGATAAATCACTCCCATAAGAGGAATCGTTAGATACATATCGGACGTAAATTTCATCAATATCGGCATACCAATACCCCGTCTCATCGACGTATCTCAAAAGGGGGGTATTAAAGTATTCATCAGAACAAACAGCAGAAGTAATCACCCAGTCATCAGGCTTGGTAAAAGCTCGCCGATTCCCATAACTAGGCGTTATGTCGGCATCGTAATCAATACGAACTGTTCTCATGGCAAACTTCCATTGTGCCATCTCAAGACATGCCTCAATACCGTCATTATCCCAAACTGTATCAAGCAAGCGACGAGGCTCACGCTCCTCAGTCAGAGAGGCAAGCTGCCTTTCTCCGCAAATCATTAGCGCGGAATTATATATCTTGAGACGGGACGTACTCATGCTTCAATGGTTTTCTTGTAGCCTGCAAGGAATTTGTTAGCCTCATCCTTTTCCATCTTATTCTTAATTACAGTGCTGTCAGACTTACGAATGACACTGAATTTGTTTACCGGGCCTTTCCATAGGACTTCAAACTCAGCCATTTCTTCTTCGGCTTGAGTCATTGATACGTCTGAATTAGTCAATGAATGGAAACTTAATTCTTTAACCTTGGCCCATGTACGATCACAGGCAAGGATTAGAAGTTCTGCAAAATAAACTCCGTCATCTACTCGAACTTCAATACGATCATAAGGACGGAATTGTGCGGCTACGTGTGACCAGTAGCTAGGATTCATAATATCTTCTTTGGTCGTACCCTGTTCTGCGGTTACTACCCACAGAGTACGGACGAAATCACCGCTCTTCATGCGGTTCATGTTTCCCCAAGACTCCCAAGTGGTTAAGCAAATGTTGAAGTCATAGAACCGCCAGTAGACAGATTAGCGCCAGATGTCGAAACACCTGAGATAATACCTGTTACCAGAATATGACCCGTTGAACTCTCCGTGCTAAAGGTAGTAGCCAACATAACGTCACCATTCCTCATACCCAGACGTTGACCGTCTGTGAAGAAGTTTGATGCCATAATGTCAGTAGACAGATTAGAGGAGTTATACATCCACAAACCTTGTCCCTCTGCTACCGAAGTAGAGTTAATGTTATTCGTCGGTGCTAGACCGCCTCGTGCAATAAGCATAGGAGGATTAGCGACAGACGATGCTGCTGTTGAGCCTACATAAGACATTTCACACCTCCTTAAGCGTAAGCAGAGCCATCGTGAGTAGCCACGACAACGCCTGAGTTTTGCAAGAGAACACCACCCATATACATAGTGCAACGTGCATATGAATAATCCTGTTCGTCGTCATAACCGACCGCAACGCCCATACCAGAGGTATCAGCAGCATGACCAGTTGAAGACTTGTGATACAAGAACGATTTCTCGCTATTGGTTCCTTTGCCCGGCAGATTTGGATGGGAAATAATCAATGTATTCCTCCACCGATATGCCATGGGTTGATCTTTCCATTCTGCGCTATCGCCAGCATAAGGCCGTACCGGTGTGTAATCCGCGCTAGCGAACTCCGGTGCTTGCTCAAGATAGGCAAGGAATGAAGGTTGGCACAACAAGGTAATATTTGAATCCCATGGAACAGAGGCATTCTGTAGCTTCACAGACATACTCTGGAACAGGTCAACATTAGGAACCGTAGTAGTGCCACCAACCGTTACCGTTCCAGTATTCAAGACAGTAGTGATTTGGTCGTCAATCTTACGATTCACTGTACCCATTGTGGTTTCCTGCATGATTCGACGTTGATCACCCTGAGAGGCGAAGATGTTGAATCCTGTCTTCCGAACTAAGTCATGCTCTTCTGTCAGTGTTGCAGTGTTTTGGGTTAAGTTATCGGCACGAGCGGGGATTAGTCCGTTTACGCCTCGGGTTACTGTCTCTGCTGTGCCTGAATCTGCAACAAGAAAGACAGCTTGATTACCCTTAATTACCGCCTCGGTAGTCACCGTGGCCCGAAGCAACGAAGATCGCTGCTCAAGGCTGACGCTGACCGATCCGGGGCCGTGCTTTGGTGTTAGTATGGATTACTCCATAGTTGAGTTTATAGTTTAGTATTAATATGTTAGCAACCGCTAATGCGTTACTTCATTTTTTCCTTGCCTTCAAGAAGGTCTCTGTACCGCTGCTGATTACCTTCAGCTTTTGGCCCTTTCCAGTATTCTGAGTTCTTATTGCCCATCATACTTTCAAAGTTCTTCATCTCGTCCTCAATAGCGCCCTTGAGGTTATCACCGGCACCTGGGACTAATGTGGTAGCAGGATTAATGTCGAGAGCCATATCAATCAGCCATTTCAAAGCCCCCTGATCAGAAGACAAGGGAGAACCATCTGCAAATCTGGCTCCCCATATCTTATCCTTTACTCCATCTGGAGCGGTATCAAGAAGACCGTTAATCCGGTTTAAATTAGCGCGATACTCTGTACCCCAGTCAGCACGTAGAGCATCTTCTGTTTCAGCTTGAATCTTGGCATCATTCTCAGCCATTGCTTCGACAATCTTCTCTTCGTTCTGGTAATGCCATTCAATAGCCTCTTTGGCCATATTGGCAGGCATGTTCTTTCCGTGAGCAAACTCAAGAAAGTCGTCGATAATCGGTTTATCGTCCTCACCAACCACAAGACCGTCATCAAATGTCAGATCGTACTTATCGGCAGAGGCAGGAATACCATTACCCTCTCGCCATTCGGCCTTTGCTTCGTCTGTGCCTTCTGTGGGGAACTCTGAGACCTTTTTATACTCGCCTGACCGCATCTTATTATTAGCCGCGATAAGGCCATCAAACGCCGCGCTAGGACTTGCATAGCGGGATAAAGCATTTAGTTTGCCTTCATCCTCGCCAGCATAGTTCTCACGCCATGTATCAGGGTACTGTGCAGGCTCTACAACCTCTTCCACCACTTCTTCGATAACTTCTGCTGCTTCAGCCATTTTATTCTCTCCTCAGTTTACTTGGGTTAAGCTTTAACATCTTGATAATCTGATTCCCTACATATCTTTTTCCTTCAGCAAAGGCGGTCTCGTGAGTATCGCCGGGGCGATAGGACATATCATTAGTCTTACAAACTTCTTCGATAATCCACTTCAAAGCTCTTTTCTGTAGCTCAGGACTAGCCTCACCTCTTTCCAGTTGTTGAATAGCGGTAGCGTCTGCTGCCTCGTAATCTGCGGGCTTGAAAGCGCCATTCTTCATTGCATTGCTGCCTCAACTGGAGCTATGGTTGCAGCTACATCAGCGCCTTGCTGCATTGTTTCTAGCATCTGGGTAGTCTGCTGGGACTCTTGAGCCTGTTTAACGGATATTTCTACATCACGCTTAGAATGTACCCATTCAGCAGGTATCCCAACCGATGTCATTGCATCTCTTAAAGCTGTTGGTGTATCCATAATGTATAATGACGTTGGATCAAATTCAGCCGCCGAGGCTAGAAGCTCTCTTGCTTCAAGGAATTTCTGTCCTTTCTGCTGTTCAATAACGTCATGTAGGGGTGATTCATATTTAAACTCAACATCCATCCCTTTAAGACTTGGCGGTATATCGTGAGGCGAACCAAAAGCACCAGCTCTCATCAGAATATCAAAGTCCAGCTCACAAACAGTACCGTTTCTCTCTGATTCCATAGGCTCAAAGATGGGCAATGCGCCGCGAATGTACTCTTGAACCCGTTGTCCTACCTCGTAAGCGGTCATTTCTGGCGCTCTTTCTGGTAGTGAAAGCTTATTCAGATAGAAGGCTTGAGCAATCATTGATCGAGAGTCGTTGATCATCTCGTCGCCAAAAGGAAGTCCTCTCAGGTCTTGAGTGATCGGCCTTAACGCAGAGCCTAACTTCTCATCATACTCATGGTCTACCCACGTTAAACCACCTGCATAGGTCGATACATCAGACCTCACAGCGTCTACGGTTGCTATCAAAGGTGGGTTTACTGCCTTCTCACCAGCCTCCAATAAGGCATAAGTCATGGACTGGATTAATCTTGCATCAGGCAGCGCCGTGATAGTTGCAGGGCTGAAAGCATACTGAGAACCTGAAACAGTCTGCCATCTGGATATTGCGTATTCTTGATTCCACACAGGTACAGCTTCCATTACATGATCATGTTCAGTGTCGTAATAAATAGACCAAAATGGTTTCCCCTTGGCTTCACCTTCATACATATCGGCCTCACAGATAATATGCAGGCAATTAATCTTTTTGAATGGCTCTTTATCTGCTATCCGCGTGACTTTCTCATCAACCTTCTTGAATAATCGGACAAGATCACGAGCAAATGGCTTCCACTTCCTACCAATAGTTCCCACCTTGCCCTCTTCATTTTCCTGCCAGACAACATCTCTTAAATGCCAGTTACGATGAATAAGACCATTAGCCTCACCATTCAGCCGACAGCTCACAACACATTGTCCAAATGCTGAGTAATCGTGGTCAGCTTCTTTCATAGCTCTATTAAACATCGCACCACGAGCATACATAGCCCTACGCTGTATTTTGGCTGTCCTCTCTAGCCATCGCTTGGCTTCGTTGTTCTCCCTCTCGTCATCTTCAGGAGCCATTCTGAACCACTCTTTTTCAGTGGGTCGTAACATAGCTCCGATCTGATCACCCAGGTCTCTCCGAGTTAAAATAGGATATGAGGTCATCAAGTTGCCAGCAAACTCATTGCCGTGCTGCCTGCGGACAGTAAAATCTGCGCGCTCAGGATAGAAGTTCTCTGCAATCTCCTGAAGCAACGTAATGTAAGTCATTCGATCAGCGAATAACTTTTCTACCGTCTCTTTGATATGCTTGGCGTTCAACCTAATGTCTCACTTGCGCCAGAGAGGATAGTAGAAGCTCGTCCACCTCTACGCTGCCTGCGTCTGGATGCAGTCTTCCTACGCTCCGCCTTACCTGTTTCTGGATCAGGAATAGGTTTAATTCGTCCTCTTGCTGCTATCTTTTCCTTAGCGGCTGCTTGAGTAGCCTTACGCTCTTCACGTACATCAGGAGCTTCTAGCTTGCCACCTTTCTTGAATGTTTCGCCGCCAGGATGAAATTTAGCTTTATCCATAACATTCATAACATCCGCGTCATACCCTAACTGTACTAATGTATCCTTAATGTTGCCTTTCTTACCCATTACCTTCTCCTTCCGCTAATTACTTTAGGAGATTGGCCACGCTTGTTAAACGTCCTCTTCTGCTCAATCCATTCTAATGCTGAATTACTTTCTTTGGCCCCATAGTACCAAGCCATAATTACTGCGTCTCCATCGTCTGTAGATCGACCTAAATCTTTGCAGACATCTTCTTTTGACTTCGCTGCTATGCCGTTAGGCGTTACTTTGTAGGTTGCTGCCGTTAAATCACCTAGAACCTTGGCTCCGGGCGGTAATGATATTGGCGAGCCACCGGGCTGACCGGGATCAAGTGCTTCACGAAACAACCATAATGCCGCTGTACGGGTATTGGTGAACTTTAACTTACCATCCCTGCTTCTTCGAGTAGACTTCTCAGCACCCTTGTATCCTTGTACGTCAACCTCATTCTCATTTAGTATCTCGTACATTGAGCCGCCGTAACCGCCACCAAGATCAACAACGATAGTTGCGCTATTCCTACGGTTAGCAATAACGTGCCCAGCACTCACGCTACCAATTCTATCTTTAGGGATTGATTTAGCAGGTATTGAGACTATTGGCGCGTACCAGCCATCATATCTTGGCGCTATCACCAATGGATCACTGCCACCACCAGTAGCATCTACACCTATCGAACACATAGGAATGCCTCGCGGGGGATCAGGTCGCCATCTCTGTTGGGCTAATCTCACCCATTCAGTCGGTATGACCTGATTCGGAGCATCCCTGAATGAAGTCTTGAACCCACCCATGAGGACAGACCGAAGCTCTTCAGGCATAGAATCTAATTCTTTGTCGTAATCAGTCCCGTGTAAAAATGGATTATCTTGTACAGAAGCAGGGATATACGTGTATGACTTTGGAGTGATGTGCTTCTTTCTATCTTCCATCCACACAGGTTCAGGGCCATCAACCCAAACGTGTTTGTCTTCAGTGTCCAGTACAGCGTATCTCAGCTCTCCCGGTTTAGCCGGGTCTGGATGCTTATCGTCTAGCCATGGAGCAAACCATTCCACAACCCACAAACCTTCAGCAGATAATGGAGGATTGGTCGCAAGCACCACACGTTTCCTCTGATTGGGATCATCTGCACAACGCAACCAGCCCATTAATGTTCTTATTTGTATCTCGGCAAAGTGAGTAGCTTCGTCAATACCAATTAAGTCATGTGGATTACCCTGCCAATGTTGCTCGTCGCCTACCTTGGAAGCTGCACCAAAATCAATCACCTTCCCGTCTGGCCGCCTTAGCTTAGGAGGAGGGCTGCCATTAAACCCATCTTTACCACCGTTGAACTTCTGAGCTTCCTCC